AATCTGGGCAAATCCACCGTTTAAGCAGAGAACAGCGTAATGACGAGTGTCGGATTCGGGATTTGTTAGACCTGAGCTTTTCCCGTCTTGACCAGGAATATCAAACTTAGGACGATAGAAGAATCGAACATCCTCCACCTTTACAGCAGCAGAGATGAGGTATTCCATCGCGGCGATATTGGTCACATCCTCAATTGGGACTCCGCTTGCGTTAGCATATTTTTGCTTCAGACTTAGCCAATTACTTGTGACTGAGTCATAAATTTCGTATACTTCCGAGTCATTCTGGAGGGAAACGGAAGTGAAGTTGCAGAACAAAGCGGACTTAAATCCGTTCACTTTTGCTCCATCAACATCCGCCGCGTTCATGCCCCAGTCAGAACGAAGAGAGCAGTTAAAGATGTACGGTGAGGAGTTATCTACCGTGTCAACTTCGATGTCAGGTGCCGCAGGAGTGTTAGCGACAATCGTTGTCTCACCTTGTGCCACTTCAGCGTTGTTAACTGTCCCGGCAAAAGTGAGAAGTGAGAACGCACGTTGAACCTTAGAGTAGAACACATTGAGTTCGGTTTGCGTGGCAAACTCAAGAGATGTCAAGCGATGGTGTGAAGTATTCGCGTAGGTGATTATCGCAAACTCAGGCGGATTTGCGCCAGGCGTTCCAAACTCAGGAAGTTCTGACCGGATGATGATAGAAGCGTCAGTGACACGACGCAACCTAAACTCGTACGGGTTGAGCGGCTCCGCGTAGTATTCGCCCGCGAAAGTCACAGGATCGCCGTCATATAGTTGGGAGACGCCCACGGGATACGTGAGAGTCACGCGATCCGCGGCAAGGATTTCGTCAGAGGAGTTTGTGCTTGTCACAAGAGTACGGAACCCGTGCGGACGAATCGATCGCAGCACAGCGGGATCTTGCGCGTTGCCACTGATCTCAGTGACAGATACCTCGTCGACTTTGTCCCTGAACGTAAATGATGTTAGGTAGCTATTGCCTGTCCAGCGCAAGATCGCTGATCGTGCTTCAATAAGCGACGGATCAACTTCAAAGAGAGTACGTGACCAGAACGGATAATAAGTCGGGTGAATTGTGGTCTTACGCAGGTCCAGCGCCACAATTGAAGTGCCGCGCGGTACAAGCAAACCGCCGTTTGGTCCATTAAACAGACGGAGAAGCGCCTGGGTCATCACCTGATCATCAGCGAATCCCGAGACAAGTTCCTCGAACTCGCCAAGCGTTACGCCGGGCTCGTTATAAACGATATTTCGGCCAGGAAGTAACAGGATTGTGAAGCGCCCATTATACAGATCGTCGGCTCTGCCGGCAAGGATTGAACGCCGAGCGATCTCGACCATCGCACGATTCAGCGTTGCGAATGGACGTGCAATGCCGTCATTTGAGAGGTCATCAGACGCCTCAGGGAACTCCGAACCGACAAAAATAGCTGTGGTTGAACCACCGAAAAGAGGAGACTGTACGGGAACCCACTGGTTGATGCTGGGCACCCAGATGTTCATCGTGCCATTTCCCTCATCAAGCCACGTCTCACCCGGACCGTAACCAACGTCCGAAACAGGTGGCTTAACACCGAGGTGAGTTGGCCCAACTTTCGCGATCGCGCCACTGTTTGTCTCAAAGAACAAGCCAGGATCCGCCTGGTTAGTGTTCAGGGCTAATTCGCCTGGTTCGAGGTACTGTCCTGATGGGCGACGACCAAGAATTGAGGATCGCTTAAGCTGAATGCGTTGGGCCATGATCTTTAGGTGTTGATGAACGTTTACCCGACGTCGAATCGGGATTTAGATTGTCTACTTGTTCCTCTCCGCAGTCCTCGCCAATCTGATAACTACTGTCTTTTTTCCACTCCTCAAATGCCTCGAGAAATGACTTAGACATGGCGAAACCTCCGGAGGGTGGTTGCTCTAAGTTTTACCCGCCCTACTTTTTCTTAGACTTGGACCAGAGATCCTTGTCCGCCTTGCGTGCGCCACCACTTCCAGTGATGAATGAATTTACGCGTCCCATGGCCCACTGTTGCGGTGCTACGCCGGGTCGATGACCGGACCGCCAAGCTGCCATTCCACGTTCGTAAACGCGGCGTAATACTGACAGTGAGATGCCTGACTTTTCGGCTTTTTTCTTGAGAGCAGCAGTCACGCCGTCCTCACCCATATCCTCCGAGTCGTTACCATACATCCGCTCGTATGCTTCAGTCGCTTTCGACTTGGGCATTTTATCACCTGCGCGCTTGCGATACGACTTATCAGACTTCCAGTCCTCGTAAACTGATTTAGCTTTAGCGCCGGATTGCGCTTTCTCCATCGTCTCCTTGGCCTCACGCTTCGCAGTTTCCTGCTCGCTCTTTGTGAGACCTTTAGCGTAATCCGGCTTTAGTGCTTTCCCTCTTTGAATCCAAAGAGTTTCAGCTTGGTCATCCGATCGTTTGCGCTGCCGTAGTCCTCTTCCTCTTCTTCTTCTTCCTTCGGCTCAACTTCTAAGCCAGGACCGTACATAGCATAATCATGAACGGCCGCCATGTAGTCAGCGGCGAGAGTAATCTTAGCTTCCATCCAAGCTTCGACCTCGACCTCGTTTCCAGCCATCATCTCCGACTCCATCATCATGATGAGGTGAGAGACGTCAGCGCGCAACTTACGAAGTTGCGAGAGAGCCATCTTCGTATCCTCTTCCGAGAATGTCGGAGTCGGATAGCCAATTGCCATTGGCACACGCTTCTTGCATCCTTCGACGCAATCAGTGTACTCCTGCGATCCTTCCTTGTAGCGCTTACCACACTTCTCCTCGAATCGAGCGCTGAGTACGGGCTTTTCGCCGGGCATAAACGATGTACTCATCATCCGACCGCGGGGCATCTCCTCGAGATCGAACTCGTCTGGGGATTTCTGCGGCATTTCTTTAACTTGCTTTAGAAGTTCGCTGGCTTGTTCAACGTAGTTCTTGCCTTTGGACTTCCCGCACATTGACAGAGCGATGGCGACTGCTTGATCCTGGTCGGTGACCACTTTGCCATCTTTGCCTGAGTGGAGTTTGCCGTCCTTCCACTCTTTCATCACGTCAGCGACGCAACCTTTTCCCTTCTTGACAGGCATGACTTTAAGATTTGTGTTGGCCGAACATTAGCATGTTTTTGATGGCATCAACCTGTTCGACAAGGTAGTCCATCTTTTTGGCTCCATCGCTCATACGAGCAAGAAACTCCTCGCGCATGACGAACTCCTTCGGGAGTTTCATCTGCATCTCGAGGAGATCTCTTTCGAGGCGCTCAATCTTGACATCATTTGTCTCAATTTGTTTGGAGATTCCTTCAAATTTGTCGTCCATATGCTTGGACGAGAAACGGTGGAACCAACCGATGGCTCCGCCTGCAGCGATGATTGACGGCAAAAGTACTGTGCCAACAATCTGTAAAATGAGCGCTTCCACTGAGCCTTAAACCTCGCTAGTATCAGAACAAACCGAGCAGCGAGTGAGCTGGCTCGAGAGGCACCGATGCTTTGGCGAGATCAACTAACTTGTCTTTGTTAACTCCCTCCTCCATCTTAAGCACCATTTCGGCGATCTCAAGGGACTTACGTCCTTCTGGAGTGGTGGGATCAAGACGCTTAGACTTGGCAACGTCCGGGAGGAACTTCTCCTTGGCTAATTGCACAGCCTTTTGAGCTTCTTCCGAGCTTAGATTACCATCACCGACGGAGTAGAACGCAAGTTCCAGCACAGTGTCAATGGTGCTGCCGTCCCAACCAGTGTAGTACTTATCGAGAAGGGGATCGACGACGTCGTAAACTTTCGCAAGAAGGGGAGCGTATTTGCGGGCGTTCACCTTCTCGAGAACTTTCTTAGCGCCCATTGTAGCGACGCCGATGATGATGCCAGCGAGGGCAGGATACAGTGGTTCGAGAAATGTAGGCATGTTGCCTCCTTATTCGGGGAGACCGGACTTGCCGGCTTTCATCCGATCGCGGACTGTCTTTGGAAGCCCCTGCTCCCAACCATTGTCCTTAGCGATCTTGACGATCTTGCGCATCGTCTCCTCAGGATTTTTTGCACGACCAACTGATGACCATGCCGCGGCCACATCAGCGGGAGATGCGATCGGAAATGACATGTCAGGACCGGCAAATCCGCCCTTCATCTTCCCTTCGGAGAGTGCTTTACGCATGTCAGAAGACCACTCACGGTGGTTAATACCGTAAGCTTCCTCCTGATAGTTCATGCGAGTCTGCTTCGCCATGTCCATCCGGGCACGACGACGCCCCATAATCTCGCGCATGATGTCGTCACCAACGACATAATTATCACGATCTTTGGGGATCAGGGCCTCGACTTTTTAGCGGCGTTTCTTGTTAGCTTCAAGTGCGTCAACGGGGATGACTTGCCCCACCAACGTGTCAGTTAAATTCATCATCGGAGGGGATCTCCTCTTCCTCGGTGTCGTCTAATACTTCGGGTTCGGTTTCCTCTCCTTCCTCGCCCTCTGTTTCTTCGGGCGCTTCATCCTCTTCGGATTCAGTTAGTGCAGCAAGTTCGGCTTTGAGTTCAGCGATGCGGGCTGCGATATCCTCTGCAGTCACCTCCTCAGAGGATTCCTCCTCGTCCTCAAGATCTGCAGCTTCGGCTTCTTCGTCGTTTTCAGTTTCCGCGAGGATCTCATCGATCAACGCGTCAAGCTCCTCATCGCTTAGGTCGGAGAGATCCGAATCCTCGTCCGTCCCCTCGGCGTCTTCCTCTTCCAACTCCGCAAGAACTTCCTTCACGATGTCGTCGATCTCATCATCGGACATTGTGCTAAGATCCTGCTCCTCCTCGGAATCGATCTCAATCTCTCCGTTTTCATTGCGAAGTACGGCGAGAAGATCCTGCTGTTTTTGTTCCACGTCCTGATACTCACCCTTGCCATCTGGATATTGCCAGAGACCGGTTTTCTCAAGCCACGCATTTTTAACCGGAGCTGTCTCTACTCCTAGAGTTTCCTTTCCTACAGTTACTCCCGCAGCTTCTTGCTCATCTGCCCGAAGAAGTTCAGTAGCGTACGCCGCGCGGAGTTGATCGTACGCTTCTGGGGAGAAGCTTCCGAATCCAGACATGTTGTTTGAGAGATGTGGTACTAAGGGGATTTACCCTCAGACAGCGCCCCCAGCCTGTTTGATAAGTTCCATGATCGCCTCGCGCCCCGAATCAGTCGATTGTTTATCAAGCGCGCTTCGAAGCCCTTTAATGTATCCATCATCGTTCCCACCGCTGCGGCGACCGCCTTTACGTTTGGAAGACTGCTTCGGCCCAACCTTTTTAACGCCAGCGACCGACCCCCAAGGAACCATGATCCACTTACCATCCTTCATCGCCCACCCGAAAGCGTTACCGTCGATCATGACTTTACGGTTATTGGTCGGGTCAGACCCTTGTTTCTCGGCGGTTTTCTTCATCTTCTCCATGCGAAGCTCTTCTACGGTTTTATCTGGCTTCTCCTGCTTTTTCTCCTCTCCCGCCTTAGGCTTCTCGCCAGGTTTCTGACCATCTGAAGCTGTGCCCGTTACAGGTTTGCCAGTCTCAGGGTTACACTCACCGACAGTGCCGTAGCGAGTGCCATCCGGACGTTCACACACAGCATAGTCAACGTAATCACCTTCGGCGAACTCGATCTTGCCAGCATTAGCAAGTCCTTCGAGATAGGCGATGATCGTGCCGGGAGCGTAGCCACTAACGAATAAGTAGTCAGCGATATCCTGTTCGGAATGCTTTTTCATCAGAGGTAAGCTGCGGCAATAAATTCTTCTTCAGAGACTTTACCACTCTCAGCGAGTTTTTCAGCGAGTTTGAAGAGCTGTTCGGCTTTCTTCTCGTCACCTTTGAAGAGAGCCGCTTTGCGCTGGGACATCAGCTCGACGTATTTCGATGCCATCGTAGTTCCTCTTTTGATTATTGTGGGAGGTTAAACGTTTTTGTAAAGGGTTTTTAGATATGTACGAGCGTCGGACTCCGAGATCTCTTCAAGAACTTCATCGATCTCTTTTGGTTTCATGCGAATGCCCAACCGATTAGGCTCATATCCCCGATCCTCAAGAATACGGATAATCGCTCGCTGGTTCTTACGAAATTGAGCATACGCTTCGGGTTCATCGCCTGATGGCTTCCAACGGGTGATAAAACTTCCTGACTGCCAGTCACCATTGTTTGTGGAGAGTGCTTCAGCAAGAGCGGCTTTGTGACTCACTTGGGCGAGTCCAAAGTCGATCACTTGCATCCTTTTGGCGGCCCGGTCATAAAAGACGTTGCCGCCATGCATATCATTGTGAGCAACACCGGCGAGGTGAATGTCCTTGCGAGCGCGAATGTACTCGTTAATGAGATCGCGGCGCTCATCCGCTTTTGTTATCCCGAGGGCAGCAACTGGCCGCCCGTTGGCCTCCCCAATCCCGAGGTATCCCTTCCCCTCTTTTACATGACCGCCAAGACTCTGTCCTACTTCCTTCAATCTCCGACTTGTCGCTGCACCATGAAATTCAGGGACTCGGCCGGTTCCTTGCAGTTTCTGCCATGCATCAACCTCAAATTCGCCGATTTGTCCCTTCTTAACTACTCCCGGTGGTGGTCCGTTGGTACGAAATGCTTTGCCCATCGCGCCTTCGGCGAGCAACTCATTGTCTTGTTTGGCAAATGCTTGGATCGGATCGTAGCCCTCAACACCTTTCGTAAAGTTCCAGCCTTTTTGTTCATTTCCAGCCGTGGCAACTTCACGCTTGTTGATACGCTTTGCTTGAGCTGGTGTCTCACCACGACCAGCGACTTCCTCCTCGATCTTCGCTCTTTGCTTCGGATTGAGTGAACGTTCTTCGAGGATGCGTTGAAGGATGGGAGTATCTTGTACAAGAAGTTTCTTATTGACAATGATCTGGGCATCCTTGTCAAGACCGTAGGGCTTAGGCTTCGACTTACTTAGTCTCCTCGGAGTTTGATCCTCGAGGTCGCGCTGCGCACGAATTCTCTTCAGTTCCTGCCCAAGACGCTTGACTTCGTTTACGTCAAGTTTTCCGGATGCATTCGCGAGATCCTTGATCTTTTGAAGGATCGCTGATTCCTGCCGAGATACCGTCTTTTTAGCTGACTCCTTTGGAGGTTCCGGTTTCTTAGTTGCTTGTTTAACTGCGGGCTGCTGCTTTTTATCGATTCGCTCATTAAGTCTCCGCGCCAGAGATTTCACCATCTTCTCGCCACGCACGACCCTTACACCTTTCTCAGCACGAAGTTTATCGTTCTCCTCGAGAATCGATCTTACTTTGAGTCCGGCGGCTTGCGCCTTCTTCATGATGTCGCGGTGTTTATCATTGGGACCGATAGAGATCGGAACTCCCTGGCGACATTTCTTTCCATCAGCGATGGGATAAACGGTACCATTCGGTCGTTGACAAGCTGCGAAGTCAAATCCATCCATGACTTCACCAAACTCGCTATCAACTCGCTCCATGTACGAGGCGACATCACGACTTTGCTGCTTGATATTCTCCCGAATTTCGCTGAATTCTGACAGAAGTTGCTCACGAACTGACTCCTCGAGAGAATAATCAAAGGATCCGTGTTGGGATAGTTTTGTCATATGCCCTCGTATAGCTCCTTAAGCAGTCCTTCTGCCTCTTTCTCCGTCAAGTTTCCAAACATTCGATCTATTTCTGACTGAGTGCTACGAATGCTACCAAATAAAACTTTGTCTTTAATCCCACGAGCTTCAAGTTTATCGATAACACCCTTCTCATTGGATCTTAGCCGATCGAGCGCCAGGTCACCTTGACTTTTCTTGGGAGCGTACGTATCAAGAAAATCCGTGGATTGAAAATCATTACGCGTTGTATGAAGCGCTTCCAACAATGCCGCCCGATAACCAATTTGTGCTAATCCAAAGTCGATCACCTGCATGGTAGCTTTTTCCCCACGAGGATACTGAAACGCATTTGATCTCTCGGAGTAAAAAATGTTTCCAGAGTGCATATCATTGTGAGCTACACCATTTAAGTGAATATCCTTGCGGGCTCTGATATAGTTATCAACGACAGCGGCTCTGGTTTCATAATCTTTATCGAGATATAGCCCAATTAGGCTTTCTCCCTTGGCTCGGGCGATTCCGATTGTTCCTTGAGATGCTCTTACATGCGAACCGACATCGGGATTGATAGGCTCAGATTGAGAGTCTACAGTCGCACCGTGAAATTTTGGGACAATACTTAATCCTTGAAGACGCTTCATCGCCGCGACTTCAAATTCACCAATTTCTCCCCGCTTAACTACTCCGGGAGGAGGTCCATCAGACAGTTTCGCCACCCCCATCGCACCAGACCCTAATTCGTAAGTTGCTTCAGCAAACGCCTTATTCGGGTCAAATCCCTTAACTCCCTCGATAGTTTTTTGTCTCTTATCTTGAACTTTCTCGGATTTTTTCTGACTCTTGGCTTCCTCAACTGCGGCCTGTTGGGCTTTACTCAACTTCATCTTCGAGAGTTTCTCAAGCTTCTCGGGAGAAAGCTTCGACAACCTCTCACGGGTCTCAGGCTTAATTTTCTGATTATCTGGCTTCTCACTTTTTAATTTTTGTGACTTAGCCTTTTCAATGGGTTTTACTGCTTCTTCCTTCCTCTTTTTTGCAGAAGGCTTATTCTCTTTTATCGTTTTCTCTTGCTTTAGTCGCTCATAAGCCGCCGCCATCCGCTGAGCGGTGTCCGATGGTTTGACTCGCTTCTTGCGCTTGGGTTCATACTTTTCGGCAGGAGCAGCTTTAGTTCCCTTTCTACACTGCAGACCCTCGGGGATTCCGTAGAATGATCCGTCCTGACGTTGACAGCGCGCGAAGTCTAATGATTCGCTAAACTCGGTTAGAAGCTGTTCGCGAACTGACTCGTCCAGCGAACTGTCAAAGTTGCCGTGTTGTGAAAGTCTCGTCATACTAACTCCGGCATCTCCGTGAGGAAGAACTCGTTGATCTTCTCCGAGAAAGTTTTAGCGAATCCCGCGGCGGTGTTTCCGTTAAACAACTCGCCCCTCTTTAAGTCGAGTCTTACATCATTATAGATTTGCTTGACTTTGAGTTGCACAGCGGGAGGCAGATCGGGATAGTTCTCCGCGATCCACAGACCAGGCGACATCTTGCCCTTTACAGCACCGACTACGAACTCAGTCTTTGGATTTAGAAGATTTTTCACTGGGTTTCTGATCCCGTCGATCTTCTGCTCCTGAGGAAACTTAAGCATCTTGTCACCAGACTCGCCAGCAGTCGGTTGATTCCCAAGTGCCATTGCCACGTATTTAATGTGACCCGCTCCATTGAACGCATCGACAACGCCACGGCGGTTACCGAGATACTCGCTGATGAATGTCGGAGCGTTTGCCTTATCACGCCAGATATCTTTACCAGCCGCCTTGGTCTGAGCGGCATCAAACTCCTGTTGCCACTTATTGTAGTCCTTGATGGAGTTTACGCCTGACCATGCACCAGACTTGCTTGACGATGCTCCTCCAGTGAAGAGATAGTCCATGTTGTTTTCGGACTTTAGCTGGTTCACTGAGCGAAGTGTCCACACCCAATTGTTCGGATTCTCCGCCTTAGCACCAACTTGTCCCATTGGCTTGATGTGCTCGAGGTCGGAGAAGTCCCAAGTCAGTGGGCGGCCTGTATAAGCACACTTGCCATCCTGACGTAGCCAAAGACGAAACAGTTCCTTGCCTCTCTCAGGGCTTCCATTCCCGCCGTTGATCGGGTTGCCATTGGCATCTGTTCCCTTCCAAGCCTGACCGTTGGGATTACCGCAATTGCTGAACGCGTTACGCATCTTCGGCGACAGCATCGCCCAAGCGGCATCGAGCGTCACGTCATCAACATCTTTGAATTTAATAATCGAGTTCTTTCCGCCGATTAGAGACGGAGGGTCCTGGAACCCAGCAAGAAGTTTTTTCTGGATCTCTGGGTTCTGTAATGCCTTGACCTCATCGACTGAGAGCTTGGTAGCTTTCCGTCCAGCGGAAGCGGAAACTAGCGAAGTCAATGCAGTACCGAGCTTCTGAGTTTCCTCAGGGCCGTACTTCTTGTCAAATGCTTCTAAAGCTGTGATTCTCTTTGCCAATTCCTTCGGAGTGAGGTTTTCTCCCTTAATCCCATAAGTTTCTTGAAGAATTTTTTCAAGACGCGTACGAGGCTCGCTTTCGCCAGCCTTCATATTTTCCTTCTTAGCCTCCGTAACCGGAGACTTTTTTGGTTTTGCGACCTTAGGTTCTTTAGTCTCTTCTGCTTTTTCTTGTTCCTTTCTACGTTGCTCTAACTTCGCGCGAAGTCCAGCAATCTTCGCGAGCTTCTCATCGCGTCTTTCAGACCGAGTAGTCTCCTTACGAGCCGCTGCGGCTTCAACTCCTTTCTTAGGGAACCCTTGATTTTGCAGTGAAGTTGGAGATTTAGTAACCGGAGTTACCGCGGGTCCCCCACTACCTTTCTTGCGGCCTAAATTTACGGCTTGAATCGCTTTTCCAAATTCCTTATCGTCTTTAACTTTCGCGATTTTCCCAAGTATTTCACGTGGCACACCACGCTTAGCCAAGGCCCCAAGCGCGGCCGCCCGATTAACTTCGCGTCCTTTGCGGCATTGCCTTCCCGAAGCAATACCATAATATGTCCCATTCGGGCGTTGACAGACCGTGAAATCAAAAGACTCAGGAGATTCAGCAAAGCGAAGTTCCATTACCTCACGAGCTTTCGCTTCAAGCTCTGTATCCCAAGTGCCAAACTGTCTAAGATTAGGCTTCATCTGCTCTATCCATCTGTGCCTTAACCTTTTCGGCCCAGGCTTTGCCAGGATCCCCGCCCCAAAGTAACCAGCTGATCAGGGAGTTTGATGGGGGATTTGTGGTGTGATTTTGTTTGTACGCTGAGTGCCTTGCGAAGAAACTCACCATTCGACCGATCGTTGAGGGCGATAACTTCTGGCGATTCTTCAACGAAGCCGCCCGAGCTACACCCGAACCTATCCCTTCCTTTGACGCTTGCTTGGTCGTGAGACCACCGCGTCCAGTCTTGCTACGAAGATTGAGACCCCGAGCCGCAGCATTTGCCACGGATTCGGGCGGCACAAAGCTAATTCCCTCATAGCGTTCGGCCCACTCGGGATTCTCAGCCCACTCTAACGCATCTTCGGTGAAGTGTCCGATCATCCCTGCATCCGCTTCTCGAGATCTTTAATCGCAGAGCTGATGCGCTGTTGTTCCTTGATCGTTACGGCGTCATCCATACGATCGCGAAGGCGCTCCAACTGCATGCGCTGTTCGGGAGTGCCCTTGCCACTGCTCTCTTTCTTTTTCGCGGGAGATTTACGCTTAGGTGCCGCGCCTGTCAGACGAGCTCCCTGAACCTCATCAAGACGCTTATTGATCTTGAGAGAGGCCCGCATGAACTTACGTGCAGCTGCATCATCGCCGTCCCGACGAGCGTTACGCTCCTTCGCGAGAACCTGAGCATAAGCACGTCTCAAACTAGCTTCCTCCTTCTGACGTTGCATTATTCCCTCATCCCGCTTCTTACGCGCTGCGGCGCCCACCTCTATTTCCTTGCGGAAGTCGGTCTTCAGTTTCGGCTTAGCTTCTTCTTCCTTACGGCGCTGATCCCGCTTCTCCTGCTCTTTCTTCAGGCGTGCCTTGATCTTCTTGTCAGCCGCGGCTTGCCGAGCACGAATAGTGTCATCGACCGACTTACCGGTCTTCTTGGCGTCAGCCTCGATCTTGCGCATGCGCTGCTGTTCTTGGATATCACCGCGCAATTTAGCTAACTTTCCGCGACGAGGTGCTCCTTCAGCCTTTAGTCCCTTGATCGCTGACTTCAACTCGGCGATCTTTTCTTCACGGGACTTACGCTTCTTTGTCGCCTCAACCACAGGCTTTTGTCCCTCACGCTGACGCTTAGCGCCAGGATCAATCGGGGAGGCTTTCGTTCCCTTACGGCACTGCTTGCCATCAGGAATCGGATAAAAAGTTCCATCCGCACGTTGGCAACGGGCGAAATCATACGCCTCGGCAAATGACTCAGCGTCCTCTAATTTTACTTGGGCGAGAGCTTCTGCGTAACGCAGTGCCTCGTCCGTAAAGCGGTCTTTACGCATTGACTTTAACTGTGGGATTCCACTTGCAGTTTTTACCCGAAATGAAAAAGTGCCCTTTCGGGCACTTAGCTCTGAGATATCAATCTTCGTATCGTCTCAAAATGTGAGCGATGACCGAGTTCCTGACGATGTCGTCAACTGTGAATCTCACCTTTCCAACTTGATCGAGTCCGGAGAGTCGTTGATACGCGTCGATCAATCCGCTGTTTGACTGAAAAACATCAAGGTCGATTTGACGAGTGTCTCCCGTAAGGATCACTTTCGCATTCTCGCCAACTCGACTCAGCACAGTCTTGCACTGGTCTGGAGTCGCGTTTTGCGCCTCGTCGAAGATGATCAGGCAATTCGACAGTGAGCGTCCGCGAACATCCTCGAGGAGAATCGGCTCAACAATTTTCTTGTTGACTAGATACTCAGCTGCCCCATGCGAGCGCATGATCACATTGAGGTTATCAAAGACGGGACCGACAAGCGGCGCCATCTTCTCCTCCAAAGTTCCAGGCAGCGCTCCACGGCCTCGCTGGTGCATCACACCAACATCAGACCGAAGATAGTAAACTTTGTCAATTTGATTAACTCTAATTGAGCTCAGTCCCCAGTGAAGAGCTACGAGAGTTTTGCCGACTCCGGCGGGTCCAACGGCGATTGTAACCGTGTTCTTGTTCAGACATTTCCAAAGTTCCTCCTGCCTGTCAGTCCGAGGGATGAAAGGCATAAGGTCCATGTTGCGGTGGGTGTCGTATTCCGTCTGAGCTTGGATAGCTCTGCGTTCTTTCCGACGCTCTTTGCAAGCAGGCATTACATTAGGGGTGGTAAAGGTTTGAGATTCGAGGAGTGTGAACTCTAGGCAATCATCGCGATCACCTCCTTTCCCTTTGCCATACATAGCTCTCCCTTACGGGGTGCAATCCGGTTTTACCCGCTTAATCCATCCCGATATCGTACTTTAAGTCATTACGACCCATACGCTTAGCAACTGACGCATCAGTGCCGTCTCCGAAGAACCACGAGCGCTCACCATGTGTGAGTAGCTGTCGGCGTCCCGGTTTGGTCTCCGTGAACTCCTTAATCAACGCCTTTCTATCCTCAGACCGATTCGACCCGGCACGCATGAGTTCAGCGGCGTTTCCCGCGATGCCGTCCATATAGAAGGCATAATAGGTTGCGCCCCAGACGATCGCGTCAGTCTTGTCATCGTGAGGCACAAACGGGAACGCGGTGATCTCCTTGATCGTAGCATCTGTCCATGCTCCCTCCACAAAGTGAACCCGTCCCGCCTCAAACAGCGGCGCCACAGTCTGCAGACGCACTGTCTTTGAACGAATAGGTTTGAACGGATGGATATGAATTTTGCTTTCCCGTTCCAGCATCTGGATGAGTGATTGTCCACTCGCAGCCTGTTCAATCGTCAGGAATCGCGCTCCGTAATACTTCGCCGACTGTTGGAGCATCGCGAGTAGATCGGGAAATGACCACCGACCACTGATTATCTCTCGCACGTACAAATTATCCTTGTCCTTCCGTGAGTATCCCATCACTGCTATCACACTCTCGTCCGCAGTTTCCTTCTCGGAGAATGCCGTATCGAGTGACAGGTACGTGATATCAAACTCGGGGCACTCCTCCGGAGTTTTTACGCTGATCCATCCGGCTTTGATGATCGAGCCCTCCTGGGCAGTTGGGCGTCCCTGATACAGAGCGGCGAACTTATCTGAGCCCATAATCCGCTTCTGTGACAGAAGCATATCGACAGTGAATGTGGCGTTCCCGGGCCAATGCGACTCACCATTCTTCCGCCCGAGAATGTCACTTGACTCATTCTCGCATAGCGCTTCGATATTCACCCAGCGCCATCCAAGCGGATTCTCGGCTTCATCGAACAGTCCGTCACCGTCCATCAACAGACCATGAAGATCCTTCTCACCAAATCGCGTACCGATAACGAGCTGCGCCCAGCGGTTGGTACGACGTGTGGATGCCTGTTCTCCCCACCAGTTTTCGAGTTCCTCGAACGCAGCGCGGGAATCCGAACCCTTGAGCGGGTCGTCGATAACCATAGCTCCGACGCCGCGGGAGTCTTCGTAGGGACTACCTGCGGTAAATCCTGTCAGCACACCGCCAACGGATGTCGCGAGGATAAATCCTCCGCCTTTCATGTCGTATTTGGAATCAGGCTGGAACCCCGACCATTCTGGAAATACCTTTCCGAAGTGCTTGTGCCGTAGATACCCGTTGATCCCTCGGTGAAACTTGTTGGAAAGCTGCTGACCGTACGAGGCAATGATATGCTGCGTCTGTTCGTCCTTTCCGAGCAACCACGCAACAAATAGTTGCGATAACATCGACTTCCCGGAGCGAGGCGCGCAACTAACAATCAGTCTCGCGTAGCGTCTCTCAGCTACGTCCTCAAATGCGGAACCGATGATCTCGTGGAAGTCGGCGACTTGCAACTTCCCATCGAGCATGATGTCAGCAAACGCCAAGAAACAAGAACGTGCCGCACGAAACTTAAATTCCTGCAGCACGCCTCGAGGAGCCTCAAGTAGTTCTAGTTCTCTAAGCCCACGCTTGTAGATTCGCCAACTGGAAAACTCTTCCAATTGAGAAGCGTGAGTGATGATGGGTCTCATTCAGACTTCCCTTGACCTAGTTTCTTGAGAAGGTCGTCGACTTTCGATGTGTATTCCTTAGCGAGTTCCTTTTCCTGCTTGGACTCGCTCTCCTGGATGGCAACGATGTCACTCATGAGGTCACGATGGACCTTGATCGATGAGTTGAAGATGTTGATGAGGTCGCGAACGGGAGCCTCTCCCATCGTCGCCTCAATGTCACCGAGTGCTTGTTCAGCGACTTTTAATACTTTCTCAGCGAGCTTGCTTTTTTGCTCGATGATACGCTCATTACGACTTTCCATGTTTCCTAAAATCTTTTCTTACAACGAGAACACCCGCCGCGAGTACGCGTATCGACTCTAGATTGACCAGCGGGAGGATTGTGTAGGATGTTTAGGATCTGTTGAGCGGCTTTCTTGTCGCCGCGATGCATTGCGCGATAGTACTCCTTCCAGAGTTGATCGCGTCTGGCGGGATCATACATCCTCATCCTCCTGATCCATAGTACCGTAGATCGCATCGAGTAATTCTGACAGAGCTATCTCCCTGTCCTCAAATCTTTCCACAAAAGATTCTGGCACCTGCGATGAAAGAACTTTGATGTGTGTCTTTCTCAGACGCCTGTATTTACTCGGGTCGATGCTTGAGCTGAGGTCAGATAGATCCAACCCGCGGTACCGTGCTAATCGCATGAAGCGATTTTACCCTCCTCAAGACTGTCCTCCTCGCAGTCGATGCGAGGGAGATAGTTGTCTGGTGAGAAGAGTGTGAAATAGTCGACAGGTATCCAAGCTCTCCCAATTGGTGTGTTTCCAATGCGGAAATACAGTGTTTCGTCAATAGTTAGTGTGACTCCATCTTCGGTCGGGAAGACATCGCCGGGCGTAACTAACGCTCGGGCAGAAAGCTGATTCGTTGGATCGGCATAGATAAAAATTGGTGCCAAAGATGATACTTGCCCGTATCCATTCCTCCCAAGTGATGTGCTTGCGAAGATTTCGACATTAGCCCCATTAGGAAGTTCATTTGTAATCTCAACACCGACCCTAACAAGATTATTATCAAGTCTCATCAGTCTATTGCCCGTATCGACGGCGAAGAAGAACCGATCAAATTCACCGGCAGGCTTATGGATGTTGATGATCTCAAACTGACCGGTTTGATCTGTAGTTCCTGTGCAGATTCGGTAGTAACCAGCCTCAATCTCCTCCTTGCTCATGAAGATCTTCTGGGGCTCCCAGACATAAACAAGATCGCCGTCTTCATTGAGAGTGGTTCCGGCATACTGAGGATCGTAGGGGATAGTATTGTTCGGCGGTGGCAATACGGCCGCAAAAATCTTAGTTCCGCACACTGTTTCACCCGGTCTCAATCGTGAGATAAGATTCTGTGGGAACAGGCGCGTGCAATCACCACGCTGAACACATGGATCGATAGCGATCGCGCGGTGCATGTCCTGAATAACGATCTCCCAGCGCTGCGTATATGTGTAGTGCGTGGAGTCTGTCAAACCAGCGAACTGCTCCGAAACCATGCGGAATGGGGCGAAGACTTCTAAACCAGTGTTTGGCGGCACGGTGTTCGTTAAAGTCTCGTGAGATGCGCAACAGAGTTGTACAGCAAAGTCGTGTCCTGACTGTGTGAGATACGACTGGGAGGCGATATTAACCTCAAATGTCATTGTGCGAAGGATGGTAAGCGGCGCCTGTCGTTCAACTTCCTCAGATGATGACACATAACGCACCACCATCGAATTGGCCATCTGAAGAATCCCCTCCTCATCAGAGACGTCTGCGAGACGCAAGACATTAACTCCCAGCGGAATAAGCGGAGAGGAGAGGAGCGCGTTCGCCATGAAGCGCTCGATCTTCGTGATGGAGTCAAGTTTCATCTTTACTAACTAGGTACGACTGGCCATTGCACATCCCATGGAAATCCGGGCTGGCCGGTTACATCTCTTAGCTCCTGACGATATGAAGTCCAAACAGCGGGATCTATTCGCACGTCCGGCAATTGAGTCCAGTCGGTCTGAAGAAGCTTAAACGAACGCATATTCCGAATGGATTCAGCTTGAATGGCATCTGCCTCTCTTTTTTCCTTAGCTGTCATCTTTACGATCGACCAAGTCTGCATCCAGAAGCCTCTTTCGTCTTTGACCGGCGCGATCTCAATCACCTTTTCATAACGGTCAGCGTTAGGAAGAGGGGAGTATTCATACATTCCGAAGTTAAACGGCTCTACTATTTCTGGCGTTAAATACAGCGGAAAAGACGTATTAGGAAATAGTTGCTTAAAATTTGCTTCTAAGACCGGATTACCGATCGGAGCCCCGTTTTCAAGTTGGATGACCATAATTTTTACACGTCTGCGGTGTTAGTTGAAGGAAACTGTCTAGTAGTACCTGGCCAGATTATACGCACGGCGCCACGTGCTCCTATTCCCGTAGTCGACTGCCAAGAGTTCCCCCCTCCGCCGCCGTAAGTGCCCCCGTTACCGCCCGGCCGGGTTGAGTATCCGGCTGGTGCCGAACCCCCCACAAATTGAGAGTTAGTTGTCGAAGACCCGCTTGCTCCTCCTGAGCCACCGCCACCGCCAGGCATCGCATCATTTTCCGTGGCGTTACTGCCGTATGAAGTTCCAGACGCGCCCTGTCCAAGTATCCCCACTCCTCCACCTCCAGCGGAATGCCCAGTAAGTCCGCTCCATGTGCCATTACCACCAGATCCTCCCGCGCCTGAACCCCCATTTGCGCTGTATCCCGCCGCCCCGCCGCCGGAATATGAGAATGTTCCTCCGTTCGCCCCGCCATCGCCAATAAATGTGCCGCCGCCGCTAGGACTCCCACCGAATCCGGCTACAGTTGATGTATTGATGAAATAGCTATTTCCGCCTGCTGCTCCGGTAGTGAGATTCCCCACTCCGCCAGATCCCACGACAACAGTGTAAGAATTTCCAGGAATCACTGCGTAATTATTTTTATATCCTAAACCACCACCCGACCCAGGTTGGGAGCCATTATACGAACTATTAGCTCCACCACCGCCCCCAACACAGACTATTGAGACTGAAGTCACGCCCGCTGGGCACACCCACGTGAATGTGCCAGCAGATGTAAAAGCGATTTGACCAGGCGGTGCTTCCGTTTCAGCCGCTGCTGCCATTAAAAGTCGATTATCATTTGGATCCATACTCGTTCAAGTTGCGTAGTCTACAAGTGCTGCTCCACGCCACCGCGTTCCTCCGTCATCCGTGACAAAGATGAGCAAGTGGGTTTTGGCAGTGGTCAATGATGGAGCTGACCCACCGGGCCACTCAACTGTTATCGGCCACGTGACGCTTCCACTCGTTACGGTCAGTTCAAGTGTGAAGCTATACGAGCGGGACACCGGGACATTATCAAAAGTAAATGTACTGGCGCCATTGATCGTTTTCGTAAAATAATTTCCCGCTGAGCAATTGATGCTTAAAGCCGGAACTGCTACCACTGTCTGAGCGTACGACCCGTTCAGATCAAAATCCGTGTTTGTAGCAACACTCGTTTGTCCCACCGCCATTGTTCCCGATGCGGCAACATTGGAAGTCACAGTGAGCTTTGACCCGTCAAATGTTAGGTTGGCAGACCCTGTTGGGTCACCTAAAGCATCGTTGAAGATAACTTGATTCGCAGATCCAATAGCATCCGGTACCGAATTCCAAACGGTCCCGTCCCACTCCCACTGACGACCGGTGGACGGATCTGTGTACACGTCGCCTGGGGATGGGGATGGAGGAAATGTGATTGCCATGGTATCTAAAAGAATAGCTTAGCGAGAGATTTACATGTCTCGCATAAACATTTCATTTTTAGACTTTACCTCTAAATCACTTTGACGGCGGAATCGGCCAATCGGGATGGTTTTCGTCTTTTACAAGAGGTTTTGGATCTTCGATGGTGTCCGGTAAGTCACGAAGTTTCTGACGATACACCTCCCATTCTTCCGCTTTCGCAGTAGTTAGTGGAGATGTGGGAAGTTGAGTCCAGTCACTGATCAAGAGCTTGTAGTCCCGGATCATTTTTAGTTCGTTCCAGAAATCCCTTGAGGCCTCAAGATACTCCTCCAACCTACGAGCTTCTTCCTCTCTGCGCACGGTTTCGTCGTTCCAGATATCGACCAGCTCTCCCCACTCGCCTAAGTCCGAGATAATCTTATTATCTGGCTTGATCTCAAGCGGGTGATGTGAATACTCAATCTCTCCTCGCTGAACATCGGCGTACCAGTGAAATGCGTGGATGCCTTGAGAGAGGTGAGAGAAATAGTTTTTATCAATTCCGATATAGATTTCTCCGTTAACGCCAATGGTTCCATCGTCAGGAACAAAGACGATATCGACATGCGAATTCGTGTCAGTCATGGATTTTCACTCCCAGGTTCGATCATGTTTAGGGGATTGTCTAGTGGTGTCACTGATGTGGGCAAAACTCTTTCATTTTGCTGTTTTATGTACTCTAAATAGAGTTGCTGGTTCTCGGAATTAGACCGAACCACTTCATTTCTGAAAGACTCAACCGCAGCTCCTGCCTGTCTAGCCTGTTGCGATGTCTCAATTTGAAGCATCGGGATCCAAGCGATTGCGCATCCCCACTCATCAACTTCCTCCCCCGTGTTCGGATTCATCCCCCGAACTTGCGTGTACCAGCTGCACTTAAGACCTACACAGTCTTTTCGAATTAAGGGACAAAACTTTCCGGGTTTCATTTGCATGGTTTGGCTCCGTAGAATTAGTTCGAATCTGAGTACCGCCGCAGGATTTGTGACTTCACTGTGTCGAGCATGAAAATAGGATCATTCGCCGCACTCTTACAGTTACTTAGGTGAACCGAATGATCTCTATGCAGTATCTCAGCACAGGCGCTGACGTTAAAAAATATCGATCTGATGAAGGGATCTTTGATTAGCGATTTAGTCCAAAAGACGGAGACGTGGCGAATACCGGTAGAAACTTTGTTGACTCTATGAATCATACCCGTCGGGTACGTGACTGCCCATCCAGCTTCGAGCTTGAATTTGGTCTCATCAATGCCGCCGTCATAAATACAAAGCTCCCCGCCCTCATAGTCCTCCGGATCGCTTAAAAATAAAGTTGTGCTATAGTCGCCGTTGGCCCAGTCATCCGTGTGAGGATTGTAGAATCCACCGGCGAATGTTTTAGACACTAACACGCTGTAACTACTTTTTGCCGCCGTAAATTGGACAAATTTTCGATCCGCGCTCAGACATTCCATGATGACATCATTTATCTCGCGGAGGGCGGGAGAGTCTATGAGCTCTAAATTCATCTTCCCGTCTTTGGAAGAATCTCCACGTGTTGTAAGAACCCCGTCAATCCAGAGATTTTCATGATCTGCTCTCTGAAGTAAGGATCTGATGCGGATCAACTGATTTTGATTCAATACCTCATGAATGTGGTAACTGAACATATTATATCAGCCAAGTCACAATCGAGTACCGAGTCCCTCTCTTCACCTCCATTACCTCATGGGGATACATGAAGTTTGATGGGAACATGATCACGGACCCCGTCTTACTCCTGATCATCATTTCTTGACCAAAGAAAGCAAATTCACCGCCGTCATAGTCCTCATTCAGCTGTATGGAACAAGAGACTGATCTCTGTTCCGTTACATAGGAGTCGGTGTGTTCGGAGTAAAATTGACCTTCTTTGTATCTTAAAAGCTGATATCC